CGCCATCACCCCTTGGTTGGATTGTGTTGTCGCCAGGATTAGTTTGCGCCAGCGATCTGCTTTGACAGCAGAAGGGTGCCGGAGGCATTCAGGCTGGTATTGGCTTCAACGACTCGTCCATCGAATCGCAACTGTGTGGCATTGTCTACGGTTACGCCTGCAGCATTGAGGGCTTGTGCTACAGTGGAGCCAGACTCCACAGTTACTTCGATTGTAGTTGTGCCCAATCGGGCGATTTTAATAGTGATGATTCCCATAGGAACCTCCTATTTGTTGTGTGCAGTGACGGCTTGCCAAGCCTGACGGTACTTCCCCATCATATTACTACCCTAAGCGGGATTCGCTAATACTTTCCTCTTTGTTTAAATAGTGCGAGAGCATATGCAAGGAGGAAACATACACTCTCGCTAGAGCCCTGTCGACCATAGAGGTCTGAGGTGGGCGGTTGTAAAATCATCTAAGTAGCCAAGGCCATGCCTTGAACAGTCCGTAGACCGTAAGAAAGGCTGTTGTCATGGCTATTAACACTATCCCTAATGCTCCCAGTATAGTGATTGCGGGGGCGATGCTGTAAATGTAATCTATTGTCGCTCTATTAGGCGACATCATTGCACTCATCATCGCCGTTAGCACTGCCACGTAAAGCAGTATTGTTAAGGCTATTATTACGAGAGATTTAAGCATGCTGCCTCCATCTTGAGGGTTTGTAATTGCAGGGTTTCAGGATTTCACCAATAATGCCCCCGTAGCTTCGTGTCCTGATAGGGTTACGGTTGCCACAGATACATTTGACAGCGTCTGGCTTGATTACTACAGAGTATTCACAGCCCATGCACTTTTGGTAAAAGGCATTCCTCTTGACTGCAATCTCTTTCTGCCTCTTGCTGCCCTTAATTGCAGCAATGTATCTAAATAGTCTGTTCATGTTCCTCCCCTTGTAGAGGCTCTATAGCCTCCAATTTGTTGTATATTGTTGTGATAGCGAAAGTGTTTTTGATCCTTTCGCAAGCAAAGCTTCCAATAGTCGCTTAGCAGCTTGCTGGGAAGAATTGTCTTGTGAGGATCTACCTCGCCATGCTCGTATATTCTCTCTCTGTCTTGTTCCGATAGAGGATTGACAGAGTATATCGATGTCACTCTCCCGCCATATACGCATAGCTCAAGAGGGGGCTGTTTGTGTATTATGATCTGGTACTTGAAGATATTGATAACCATGTCAGCCTCTCTGCGGGATATAGTATCCCTGCCACTTGCATTTGGCTATCATGTGGTCGCTATATTCCATGTCCCAGAAGATTACTGTATAGGCACTGGCTTTTCGCATATAGCCTCCTTGGCTGTGTAATTGGCCAATATAGCTGTATAGTCCATACAGTTGTAACTGTATAGTGTTTGATAGAGAGCAGTTTAGAGACTTGCTCAGGTCTGGGGTTTCAAACCGTAAAGAACGCTTCCTTAAGAATAAAGTAATCAGCCCTTGGTCAGCTGTCGTGCACCTTTGAAGCCTGCACTGGCTTGTATAGTAACCCCCCCCTGAGATTAAGGGGTAAGCAGTTTAACGCCATGCTTAGGGCGAAAGGGGTTAGTTGTTGATTTCAAGAATGTCAGGTTGGTTTACAAAGGCGACATAACCTGCACCATTCTTAGACGGTACAGAGTCAGTGATTTTACAGTTACTGCTAAGCTGGTAAGCCTGCATGATAGCAGCTTTACCAGTTAGGGATAGCGGCTCATTACTGGAGATGCGAGAGGGCATCCCCTTAAACATTGTTACTTCGATCTTCATGATTAGTACTTCCTTTTTTGAGATGCCTGTCGTTGCTAAGGCGCCGAAGGCGCCGTGCATGCAATCAGCAGCAGCAGCAATAACATAGCGCATGTAAGCTAAGGCTTGACATCAACTAACGCTCATAGAAATTATCACTCAACGCAAATTAGCCCCCACATAGCCTTAAAAACAGGGGGCGGGTGAGTGATATATCCCTAACACCCATTCTCCAGCAATTTTTTGCAGGTTTTTTTTGTCACCTCTCCAGCAATTTTTTGTAGTCTTCTCTACAAATCTCTCACGAGCCCATACGCAGAGTTTAGGTGTCTAGGCTACTCGGTATACCTTCTTGGTGTTTTATGGGCTGAAAACGGGTCGTATGGAAGTTTAAATGGCATTGTAGGCGGTGGGGTAGGGATATATAGCAAGTGCGCTGGTGATGCATGGTCTCTCACGTGTGCGCGCACGTACGCGGTAGATATATATATATATACTGCTAGCTAACTGTATGTATACTCATTACAGAATAACATGTAGAAAAGAGTATCCCCTAACACTCTCTAGTCTCTCTTCCCCCTTTGGCAATGACTTACGCTTGGCAAAGAGTGGCGCTTGTGTTATACTGTAAGGTATGATTAAACAACTAGAGAGAGTATATGTATCAAGTTAGAATCTTTGATAGGCTCAAGAAAGGGCATAGAGACTGTCAGATATACACTAGAGAAGAGGCAGATGTCTTGGGTATTGCTTATAGGCATTGGAGAGAGTGCGATGTTAAAGGTGAGTATGGGCTGTCTGATGATGGATATGTAACAGAGCTGTTGGATAGAGCCAAGTATGGTACAGATGTACACGGTTATTGGTCATTCACTGGGGGGATAGCTAAATCATATAAGAATGCTAGAAAGCCTGTAGTGGGAGAGTTGTTGGTTGGGCCTCTTGTTAGTGGAGAGAGGAAAGCTAAGAAGATAGAAGAAGCTATGAAGACCTCTAGGGCTAGAGAGATTATTAGAGCATATATCATTAACGATAAGAAGATAGATCTTGCTGTTAAGCAATGCTTGCCAGCAGCACCTATGGTAGAACTTAACAAATGGAGAACAGTCGCTAAGAGCGAGGTATTTAAAATGGCCGTTAAAGAAGAGATTTTAAGCTTGCTAGATTCTAATGGGTTTAGTAGGCAAAAGGCTATCATGTTGCTTGATGAGGCAATAGAGATGGCTAGAGATAAGAAAGATGTAGGGAACATGATGAGAGCGGTAGAGAACTTGTTTGATATCCTTGGGTTCAAAGAGAAAGAGACTCATAAAGAGAGCATTACCCATTCTGCTCACACTCTTGAGCATCTAGCTGATGCCCTGATAGAGCATAAAGACACCGTTAAGCTGACTAGAGAAATAGAGAAAGACGCTGAATGAGTGACAAAGTAAAAGAGCTGTATAAGAAGCTGTATGATGAGATAGATACTTTTGCTAAAGTATGCTTCCCTACTGCTATTACAGCTGCTGTGCCTGTCTTCCATAAAGATATATACAAGTACCTTAGAAATGATGCCATGAAGAGGGTGCTAATAGCATCATATCGTGGCTCAAGTAAGAGTACCCTATGCTCACTTGTGTATCCGCTGTGGAGAGTAGCATTCAAGAAGCCTACTGAAGACTTGTTTATTATCATAGTGTCTGAAGCACAAGCTCAATCTATTAACTTCTTGAATAGAATCAAGTATCATCTTGATAGATCTGATAACTTTAAGCTATTATTTGGAGATATGAGCTCTGCTACAGCTAAGAGATGGACTCAGAATGATATCATATTGGCTAATGGATCTCGTATTATGGCTCTTGGTACTGGGCAGAAGATACGTGGAGCCATTGAAGGCGATACAAGACCAAATGTTATCATACTTGACGATATAGAGTCTGAGACTAATGCTGCTACAGCTGAGACAAGAGTAGATAACAGGAAATGGATAACAGATGCTGTAATACCATCACTAGCTGATAATGGCAGAATCATCATGGTTGGCACAGTTATACATGAAGACTGCTTCTTATGTTGGGCTAAAGAGTCTCCAGCATGGAATGTGCTATGGTATGGTATCGTAGATGAGAATGATGTACCTACATGGCCTGAGAGATTCCCTATAGAACGTGTTAAGCAGATTAAAGAAGAGTTTGCTAGTGTTGGGAACCTTAATGGGTTCTATCAAGAGTATATGAACATAGCTCAGGCACCAGATACAGCTCCATTTAAGCCCACATTCATACGTATGCATGACTACATATACGACGTTAGAGAAGATAAGCAGGTTTTGTATAAGAACATAGGCAATGAAGAGATAGTTATTCCAGTCAATGTGTATATGGGCATAGATCCAGCTTCTTCGCTATCCAAGACTGCTGACTATTTTGTTATAGCAGTAGTGGCTGTTGATGCTGATGATAATGCTTACTTGATTGATATGGTTAGAGAGAGAATGTCTCCTGAATTGCAACCACAAGCCATCATAGACATGTATAAGAAGTATAAACCTATGAAGACTACTATTGAGGTTGTTGGCTATCAAGAGGCTCTGAGAACTACTGTGAGATCGCTTATGACATCTCAGGGGCTGTTTATCCCTGGCATAGAAGCTGGTGTAAGACCAAGAACAAGCAAGAATGAGAGATTGATTAGCTTGGTGCCTAGATTTGCTAGTGGCAGATTCTATTTCAGATCTCAAGATATAGCGGCTCAGCAAGAGTTCTTGAGCTACCCGTCTGGCAAACACGATGATGCGATGGATTCAATCTTCTATGCTATTGATAAATCATATCCTTGCAGGCATAGATCTGTTAAGAAAAAGACAGAATTTAAGCTAAAGAACAAATTGTCATGGCTTACAGTGTGATATATCAGTATCTTGTAGGATAGGAAGAGATATGAATAAACTACAAAGAGTGAGAACATCTATTGAAAGATCAGCAGATATGCTAAGACTTATGACTGGATCAGAAGTCACAAAGGGTGGCTTACTGTCTGCTCAGCAAGAGCTTAGGCATGCTATGATGGTTATTGACGAGATACTTGGGAACGAGCATCTTGTTGCAAAATTTACAACAGAAGACAAGGTGAGGACTTTGTGATTAGTAAAGTAGTTGAAGAAACTCAGCACCTATACAGGGTGTATTCTGAGGCAAGAGAAACATGGGCTATAAGGGCTCAAGAAGACAGGAAGTTTAGGCTAGGCGAGCAATGGAGCAAAGCTGACATAGAGAAGCTCGAAGCTCGTAAGCAAGCTCCAGTTGTCGTTAACCGCATACACCCATCAGTAGAAGCTGCTAAAGCTATGCTTACTGCGAATAGACCATCATTCAGGGTTAGTCCACGAGAAGACAGTGATAACCAAGTAGCTCAAGCCATCAATGGCTTGTTGCAATATATCTGGCAGACTTCTGATGGCGATAGTGTGATGAGGCAAGCTATAGACGACTACTATGTTACTGGCATGGGGGCAGCATATGTATATGTTGACCAAACTAAAGACATGGGGAAGGGTGAAGTATGCTTTGTAGATATAGATCCTATGACAGTATATGTTGATCCAGCTTCACGTAATAGGTTTGGAGATGATGCAGAGAATATACTCATATCTAAGCTTGTCACTAGGGACCAGCTAGAGAAACGATATCCATTGCTTGCTAACAAGATTGGGAAGCTTGATGGATCATACCATACTGATATGCCTTCTACTGATATAGCATCACTTGGCATAGTGTTCCCAGAAGACGATACTATATTGTCAGCAGATACCAAAGATAGGTATGTCAGAGAATACATCAGATTCAAGAAAGAGTTTAGGTCATTCTTTAGGGTATTCGATAAAGAGACTGGAGCAGAAGACTTACTCAATGAAGATGACTTCAAAGAGTATCTGAAGCGTCCAGCATGGGTTATCAATGGTCAAGTGTATACTGACCAGGGCACAGCAGAGAAAGCTCTACAGTTGGCTCAAGAGGAAGCTCAGATGATGGCTGAACAAGCTAACCAGCAACAACAAGCTCAGGCGCAGCAAACTGCTGATCAGACTGGGCAAGAGGTTCCTTATGAGTTGGCACAGCCACAAGAGGTACAAGTACAGACTATCACTATGGGCAAACTTGTTGAGGTTGGTATAATTGAAGTTGTTAAGACACTTCAACCAGTGATACGCCAGTGGGTTATAGCTGGGCAAGAGATTATCTATGAAGGCGTATTAGAGTCTGAGCACTATCCAGTAGTGTTGTTTATGAACCTCTATAACAGAACACCATATCCTATGTCTGATGTACGCATGGTAAGATCACTACAAGAAGAGATCAATAAAACTAGATCACTTATCATAGCACATGCTACTACTTCGACAACTAATAAGATCATCTTGCAACGTGGTAGCGTAGATATAGAAGAATTTGAAGAGCAGTGGGCTAGCCCTACAGCTGTTATGGAAGCAGATCTATCTGATGGCAATATGCAAGTTGTACAGCCTCCTCCGCTACCAGCAGAACTCTATAGGAAAGAAGTAACAGCAAAGTCTGATATAGACCATCAGATGGGGTTATATGAGTTTATGATGGGTAATGCACAGAATGCTCCACAAACTTATAAGGCTACCATATCCCTTGATGAATTTGGGCAAAGACGTATCAAGTCTAAGCTTATGGATATAGAAGCTGGGCTTAAAAGACTTGGAGAAGTTGTTATACCTATGATGCAGAAGTTATACTCTGCTGAGAAGATTGTAAGAGTTATCCAGCCTAATAATAGCATGTCTGAGTTTATGATTAACAAGAGAATGTATGATGACTATGGTCAAGTAATAGATGTCATCAACAACATAGGCACAGGCAGGTATGATGTAGTAGTTGTTACTGGCTCTACGTTGCCGACTAACAGATATGCTCAGCTAGAGTTCTATATGGCTGCATACGAGAAAGGCATTATAGATAGACAAGAAGTGCTGAAGAAAACAGAGATCTTCGATCAAGAAGGCGTACTAATGCGTATTGACGAGATAACTAAACTGCAAGGCATGGTAGAACAACTGCAAGGCGAAGTAAAGAGCCTGAAGGGCGATTTGCAGACAAGAGAGCGTGAGACAATGCATGCTAAGCAAGAAACAGAACTTGCCAGATTCTCTGGACAGATTAACAATATAGGTAATGCAGCAGATCATAGTGCCAAGCTATTTAGTGAACGACTTAATGATGAGCTGCAAAAAGTGAAACGGGATACCAGCAAGCCTGCTCCCAATAAAAGCAAAACCAAAAAGTAAGAGAGTAAAACATGGACAAAACAGAAGAAGAATTGGTCTTAGAAGAACTGTTCGGGATTAACAAGCAAACTGATGCTTTTGAAGATCCCCAAGAAGCTGTACCTCAAGATAGCGAGCCAGTTGTAGAAGAACAGCCAAAAGACCAAGGAGCGACACCTCGTGATAATGATAAGGTACGTTATGAGTACTGGCAATCAGAAGCGGATAAACGCGCTAACGAGCTTGCTCAAGCTAAGGCAGAAGCAGAGTACTACAAGATGGTAGCTGCTGCTAAGGCCAAAGAAGAAGTGGAGCCTGAAGAGGAACGCTTCCCAGCTCCCCCAACAGAGCCACAAGCTCCAGCAGGATACAGCATGGAAGAAGCGATGCAGGATCCCAGATCGGAGTCAGCTAAGTATGTTAGAGACTTCCAAAAATGGCAACAGGATATGCTATCGTATAGTGTTGCAAGAACTGAATATTTAGAACAGATGATTTTAGAACAACGACAGCAATCTGTTTCAGACAAGGCTAAGGCCATTGAAGAAGCTACCGCAAGGCAAGCGCAAGAAGCTCAGATTGCCAGTATTGAGAAAGATGTTATGACAACTTACAAAGCAGACAAAGAGACTGCAAGGGACTTTATAGAGAAGATGTCAGACCCTAAGAACTTAACTGTCGATAACCTATGGAAACTGTATCAGACTGTCTATGGCAAACAGTCTAAGGCGCCATCGCAAGACTTTGCTCAGGCAAGGCAAGCAGGAACATTTGCACCCGCCCCAGCAATGCTTCCAAATGGAGCCCCAACAGATACTCGATCCCCAGAAGATATAATAATGGGCGGACTTAAACAAAGATTTAACCAGCAAAATGACTGGTAAATAAAAGGAAAAATAAATGGCTAGTACCTATGTAAAAGATTTTGGAGTAACCCCTACTGGGACTTCGATTGATAACAACAGACGGTTGTTTAACTTTGGAGAACGTGTAGCAGAGCTGGCTCCGCAGGAATCTCCATTCTATGTATACTTGAATAAAGTATCTCGTAAACCTACTGATGATCCCG